AGCAAGTATTGTTGGCCAATTTTGACGGAAAAAATTTCTAAGTGATCCCTGTTCCCTAATTTGTTGTCGTTTATTTTCTGCCCAAATTGCAGTTGGATCTACTTGTGGTTCAGTTACTGTAGTGCCTTGTTCAGGTGTTGATATATTTGCATAATTTATATGTTCTGTTCCTACAGATGGTTGTTTGCGTCGCGTTACTTTAATATTTTTTCCAACACTCGGATTTTCAAATCTATATCCAGTAGCAGTTATTTTTGTTGTATTCCCATCTCTATATGGTGAACCTGGTTTTAGAGAACGTTCAACTAAGCCTAAATCTTTCTGCCTCTTATAATTAGCTTTTTGAAGTGGAGTTAATCTTGCATATGCTTCCGGACTTTGTTCAACAAAAATTGTATTTGGATCATCTTTATAAAGACTATGTTCCATAATTGTTTCTAATTCTTTATCTTTTTGTTCTTCTGGGCGTGATCTCAATTCTCTTAAAAAGCGTCTCTTTTCTTGTTCTGTTGGTTCTTGTGGTGCACCTGTTGTTGGTTCTTGTGGCGCACCTGCTGCTTGTGTAATTTCTCCTGGTATTGTTTGTTGAGTTAATGGTATTTGTGAATATGTAGCGCCTGGAAAGTGTGCAGGTTGATAGATTCCTTTTGGTGTTTGTATTGGTGCGCCCATATAGCCACCTCTTATTGGTTCTTGCTGTTCAGGAGGAAGACCGTGTAGTCTTCTTCGAGCCTCTATTAATCTTCTTCTTCTTTCATTATCTTGTTGGTTTCCACGATTCCAATAGAAATCTCTTATTTGCCTTCCTATATCTGTTCCATATAATAACGCAAGTATTCCAGCGGCAGTACCAGGAAGACCCAAAGTTCGTACTGTTAGTAATCCACCTTTACCAATTACTCTTAGTAATGCATTAGCACCACTCATTCCACCGCGTAATAGATTATTTCTTAATCCTACAGGCATTCTTGTAATAGCAGCTGTTGTTGATGCAATAAGTCCTGCTCGTGTTAATCCTCCAAATTGTGGGATACTATTCCACAATTCTTGTGTTTCACGAACTCTACCTCCTAATGCTCTTGCAGCATTTAGAGCTTCTTGTCTTCCTGCTTGAATACCAGATGTTATACCTCTTATTCCAGATCTTAATTCCTCAAAAGTAGGAATTTTTGGTAATTTATTTGCTAAATTTTGTATACCTTTAGGAGAATTTTTAATTATATCTTTTACTGATTCTGGCGTATATTTTCTAATCCTTTCTCCAAGAGCATTAATACCTGGCAATATATTAGCCATAAATCCTTGCGATCCTTGTGATTCAGTAGATGGTTGTGTTGCTTGAGGTTGTATTGCTGGAAGTTGTGTTGCTGGAAGTTGTGTTGCTGGAAGTTGTGTTGCTGGAAGTTGTGTTGCTGGAAGTTGTGTTTCTGTAGGAAATCTTTTTAAATATTTTTCATAAAAATACTGATAACGATCATCTGGAACCTTTGGAACATTTGGTTTGTCCCGATTTACTTTTCTTGATTTAAACGCATGAGCACGACGCCAATAATGAGCATCTCTTGACTTTTGATCTCTTGGTACTGATCTTCTATACCATTCGCTAAACTCTTCAAATGACATTGGTTCATTAAATGACGTTGGTTGTTGATTTTGACTTTCTAGTGGAGCTTGTGATTCAGTAGATGGTTGAGTAACTGGAGGTTGTGTTGCTGTAGGTTGTGTTGCTGTAGGTTGTGTTGCTGTAGGTTGTGTTGACTGTTGAGGTCTTTGAATCATTCCATAATCTACCATTGTTTCCCAAAGATGCTGTGGCCATGATATATTTGGTTCAGTTTGTAAACGTGCACTTGCTTCTTTTCTACAATCTTCTCTATTTGTAAATTCAGGATTATCCCACGCAGTATTAACTTGTTGTACCATATCATTATGAGATGGTACAAGCGATCTAAATGTAGGTATATTTGCAGGATGAATATGAGACTCGCCTATACCTTGTGTAACTCTTTCTGATTGATCTATTTGTCTTGCATCAGGAACTTGTGTAGTAGCTTGAGGACGCATTATCTCAACTCTTCGTGTTGCTTGACGTTTTTCCATTGGATTTAAAAATTCTCCACCTTCTGGCATTGGTGGTGGTACTGGAATTTGTTCTTGCTCTCTTAATGATTGTAATACATTAGATATTCCAGTATATGTTGGTTCAATTACAGGAGATGCTGGTCTTCGAATTGGAGATGGTTGCCTTACTCCTTCTACTATTTCTTGCTGAGGTTGTTGTAATAGATTTGATAATCCTCTTGGTTGTGGCACTGATAATGGCTGTTGTAATTCTTGTAAATTGCTTAGTAATCGTTGAGATGGTTGTCTTGTTGGTTGTAAATATCCTCCTTGTTGTAAAATATTTGATAAATGTCTTCCTTTAGGTGCACGATGACGAATATCTCTTTGTTGTACTTCATTAAACCATTGTCGGTGTAGATTTGGATTTCTATCCAATGCGTCAATTAATGGTTGTGCATTAGGTACTGTTTCTGCAATTCTATATAATTGATTTCTTATTTGCATTAATCGTCTATCTTCAGGAGATAAGAATCCACCTTGAGGAATTGGAGGAATATTTTCTTGAGCTTGAGGTTGAAGTTGAGCTTGAGGAATTGGAGGAATATTTTCTTGAGCTTGAGGTTGAAGTTGAGCTTGAGGTTGAGCGTGAGGAAATCTTTGTAAATATTGTTCATAATAATACCGATAACGATCATTTGGAACAATATATGGTTTTTTCCGATTTACTTTTCTTGATTTATACGCACGAGCACTAAGCCAACGATGAAGATCCATTGCTTGTTGTTCTTTTGTTATTTCTCCTGACGTTTTATACCATTGATTAAATTCTTCAAATGACATTGGTTGAGCAGGAATTTGAGGAATATTTTCTTGAGCTTGAGGTGGAAATCTACTAACATATTGATTATATGTATATCTAATTGGATTAACTGGTAGAACAGGGTTTGGTGGGAATCCTTTTATTTTTTTACTTTTTAACTTAGATAAACGAATGTTACTCCATTTTCGTTCATATGTTTTTCGCTGATGAGTTGGTATTACAAATTTATACCAGTGTTCATATTGTCTATATGAAACAGGTCGATTACCAGTTCCAATTGGTTCTGGTACTATTTTTTCTATTTCAGGTTTTTGTTTTGGTTTTCTTTGCATATACATATCCTTTACCACTATTCAACCATAGAGCTAATCTATAGTAGACTAACAAAGAAAGTTATAGACGGTTAATCAAATATATAAAGAAAGAAAGGATATTTAATGGCCGATATTTCAAAACTAGGCTCATTTTTACCAACAACAAACCTATACGATATCTATGAATTAAATATAGAAAATGAAGGACTTAAACAATTTCTTATACGGTTAACAGAAAACATAAATAGTATGCTTCTTTCAATAAATAATAAAGATACTGGTTATTACGCACTAACTGAATTTGTTAATAGCCAATTATTCTTTCCTAATCCAACTTTAACTTCACTTACCGCACAAACATCTACATATAGACAGGTATATAGAAAAGTAGTATATGGAAAAATACTTCCAAATGCTGCTACTATTACAATACCTCATGGACTTACCCCAACAAATACTTGGAGTTTTACTCGTATATATGGTGCTGCTTCAGATATAACAGCATTACTTTATATACCACTTCCATACTCATCTCCAGTATTAGCAAATAATATAGAAGTATCAGCTGATGCAACTAATGTAATCATTACAACTGGATCAAATAGAACTAATTTTGGATTATATTACATTGTATTAGAATTTATTAAACAATAAGAAAGGCAATAGAATATTTACTATTATCCAGTCCTTTATAGTGTACCTGTTGGTTCTGCAGTTATTATAAATGCATTTAATTGAAAGTCACTAAATGCATAATTTTCATTAAGCATATCATCATCTGAAATATAAATCTTTAATTGAACACTTTCACCAGCAGATTGGTAATATATAGTTCTCCATAATCGTTTTTGACTTATTTCCAATCCATTAGTAGGAAACATTTCTATCTTATTAGATCCAAGTAATGTTCCAGTATCTATGGAATCTTCTACTATACTTCTTGTTGATGATGAAACATGCGCGTCGGCAGTAATTATCCCTGTAGTAACTTTATCAATATTAAAATCAACTGACGATAAATACATATTTTCATTAGTTGAAGCAAAAAAATCATAATCTTTTGTAACTATACTAATTTGAGCAACACGTTCAACTGTTCCACGTCCATTATATATTCCTGTCCAACCATATGAACGATCTAATGTTAGTGTATGAATTGTTGGAGTACTACCAACTTTATAAATACCTTGTAAATTATTAATACCATTAAGATCGTTAACATATACAAAATCACCAATTTCAAGATTATGATCAATAATAGTTAATATGGCATTATTTGTACCTGCTTGGAGTGCAACATCTGTTATTTGAAGTGCCTGACTATTTCTTATAACGTTAGGATCAAGTATAAATGTCCATCCTTGCTGATTTCCTGCAATAATACTTCTAAATTTCCCTTCAAATGATGTAAGATTCCATGGAATATCCACATTTTGCCATTGAACATTAATATCTCTCCAAACTAAATCATTAATTCTTTGATAATATCCAAATGCTGTTATTGTATCATCATTATATGCCCATGAATTTGTTTTATAATTAAAGACAAGTACTTGTCTTGGAAATACCGACAGTACGCCTCTTGGGTTTGGAATAGTCCAATATACTTGTTCGGCATAATAATCTCTTACACCCTGTACACGAATTGCTGAATCATTATCATTATCATACTGAAATACATCATCAGGAATCTTTGCATCAATACGAGTAACATTTGTACCAGAACAAGCATGAATACCTGTTTGTCCGAGTCCTAAAATAGCTTTATCAAATTGCACTGTTGAAAATGGTGATTCAACGCCAAGTTCACTATTAATTTTTTGCCATACAAATGGCACTAATTGATTTCCCGTATAAGAAATTTCCCATGTACTTCGTTCAAAGAAAACAATTAATCTATCTTTAAATAACTGAGCGCTAACAATCTGTTCTTTTGTTGGTGCGTCAATAAGATCGCCTTGTCCTGGAATATCTTCTCTCCATGCATTTATAGCAAATGGACTACCATTAGCAGAATATCGACAACGCTGTCTATATGCATGATCAACACCATTAACTGATTCTACCGTATTAAGCAGTAGTAATCGATCTTTAAAAGGTATAATAATTCGTGATGTTTCTATATAACAATTTACAGCTGCTAAATATGCCGGTCTAAACGTAGCCCATTGAGCACCATTCCAATATCGTATATTATTAGTAGCATTAAAGTTGGTAACAAATAAGATATTATCATCGACATTTGCTCCTCTATAATTTGTATGCCACATAAATTCTGTACGAGAACTTGTCCACAGTGCGTCTCCTGGTGCTGCTTCTACTGCTAATCGAGCCCATGCAGTACCAGTAAAGTTATATGCAAACTGTGTATCAAATGCATAGGTAAGCTCATCATTTATTATATTAGTTTCATACGTGGCAAATCCCATAACTGGTTCAGATGGATACCAATAAACAGGTGTATTAGGATAGAATATATCTTGTAATACATAGTTTCCTGTTGCTGTATCAAATGAACGAAATAATGATGTACCAGAATTAGTAATCATATTATGATTACCAGCTTCAACAACAGTAAAAAAAGAAGCACCAATAGAAAACATTTGACCAACTTTAAAAATATTTCCTGGAACAGGACCGGCAGGAGCAACACCAAGAATACTAGTATTACCAAGATCTATTCGTAAACGAGTAAATTGTTGAATTTGAAAATCATCAGTAACATTAGTATTCATAGGAAGTGAACCAAATCGCTTACGAATATACCCTCTATATACATATGCATTTTGTAATTTCTCAAATGCATCATCAGCGATCATAAATGGTTTAGTGTTCTTTTCTAAGCCAGAATTTAATGGTCCTATATAAAAACTATTTTTTGGCATTATGTTGTACCTATAGCTACCCAAGTATACCCAGGAGCAGTACCACCACCAGGAACTGTTACTAAAACACGATGTTGTAATGCAGTCCAATCTATTAAACGAACATTAGCAGCATCAGCACCCGCATGATATCCACTAATAAGAACAAGATATGATGTTGCAAATACAGGTATATTTGCTGCAACTGGATAGACAGTAGCATGAAGCCCTGCAGGCAATCCAAGTGCGACTACACCCCATTTAATTAATAATCCTGAAGGAAGAATAGTCCACCCTGTAGGATCTCTAAGCATAGAGGTCCATTCATAAAATATATCCCCAACACCTATAGTTTTTCTCATGAATAATTCTGAGTCACCAGTAAGCCCAGAAGTTTTTGAGTAAAGTGCTATTTCAGGAATTCCTATAACTGGATCTGCTCCCTGTAATGGAAATGTTACCCATTTATGTTTTCCTTCATCAATAGCATCAAAGGAAACATGATTCACATCCCATGCACGAGGAATAACAGCATAATTTTCTAATATTTCAGGTTGCGATTGCCGCAATCTATCGGTTGGTTGTGGAATTAAATTATTATATGCCACTATTACTCCTAACTTATATTATTAAACCACCAGTTATTCATACCATTTACTGTAGCATTAGAATAAATTGTTGGTGCTCTCTCATTACTTAACTGCATCCAAGTTCTTCGCAATACTAAACACTCTTGGTTTTCAAATTCAGGCATAATTTTTGCAACACTATCCATATCGCTTCTATCTTCAAATATTTTCTTTGTGGCACCATATGCGATATATTGCCACCAATCTAACATTTCTGGAGTTCCAAGAACATTATTAAGTGATAATGGTCTTTTATATACCTGCATTAAAACACGATACGGTTTATCTGGAACAGGTCGAACATAAAATGCACCACCTGCATATAATATACTTGTAGGTACTCCTGCTACGTATGGAACTACTTGACTCGTTATTGCTTTTCCATTTCCTGGTGGAATATTAAATGTTAAATCATAATTACCAAGAGTATAATTTATTAATCCAGTTCCATCGCCAATTAATGTTCCTTCACCATCATCTTTTAATACTAATTTATTACCAAATGCATCGATTGAGACAAATGAAGTTCGATATCTTAAAATAGGTATCGTAGTTAATACTCCATTAAATACTTGCGTTACACCGTCGCCAGTAGCTTCTGTTTTAGATGTTACTGTTTGTGGATATAAATTCCAAAACTCTTCCTGAGATTGGCTAAAAAACGCTTGATTATAATTAATATAAATAGGCGGATGAATAGAAATAACAATTTGATCAAATTGATATAATGGACTACCAATAATATTAGATGATTCATATATATCTATATTTGGTTCTAAAAAAAACTCTTTTAATGTTAATTTATTAAAAGTATGTACATTATGAGGAAAATCATACAATAAAAAATCATTTATATATTCATCTAATTGGGCATCAGTTATTTGCGTTATTGATGGACTTCTGGTCAATCTTCTTACTTTTGTACGAATATTAGCAAGAGTAGCTGGCATTATATTTCCTTCTAGGTCATCAAATAGGATAATCCTAGAATAAGCATACCAACAAAAGAAAAAGCAATGCTAGTAAAAAGCCAACATAAAACTATGTTGGCTTTAAATAAATATAATGATTAGGAATTTATTTTATTATTTTATTTTATTATTTCATTTTCAACTGTTAAAATTTGATCATTTACTTCTTTAAAATCATTTTTAGTATTAAATTCTAAACTATTAAAACTACAATATTTAACTTTTCTACCAATTCTTTTAGAAGGTGTACCATCAGGAGTAATCATATTTTCATGAACTGGGTACCAACAATCTTCATTTAAATGTACTGCTACACATCTTGGAATTCTATATATATTACCATCTTCTAAGGTAAATTCTTCAATTGGATCTTGTTTCCATTTTCTATAATAGAAAGTGCATTTTCCACCTGGAATATCGTTGTATGTAAATTTCCCTTCTACTATTTCATGATCACGAGCATATTGATATTCTAATTCTTTTTTTGTTGGTATTTTTTTTATTTTTTTTTGAGATTGGACGCCATATTTTCTAATTTCTGACATACGTACTCCAGAATTATAAGTTATTAAAAGAATGGGGGGAAATCTCCCCCCTTAGTTAGACAATTTCATTTGTATTAGAAAAATTCAGACCAGCTCTCCAATAAATAACATCACCAACAATTCCAGCTGGAGAATCTGCACCAGCAGCAAGATGCATATAAATAATGTCAGTATTATGAGTAGCAACAATAGCGGGATCAACATTTGGATATTCTGAGCTTGTTCCAACAGGTTCTACAATAGCAGGTGAGAATCGAACTCCATTAAGTGGGAATGCAAATGCGGTAAATGCTGTAGAATTAATATCAACAGTAATAGTATTGGTTACTCCAGCAGTATAATTTACTGCAGTTATCTTACCAATTAATCCATTCATTTGAGACATTCCATACTCGTCAGGAACAGTAAATTTAACTTCCTGTCCAACAACATATGTATTTGTTACGGTTAATGTAACAACAGCCTGTGCAGCCTGTGTAATTGCAGAAATGTATCTATATGTTGGTGCGTAATGATACCCATTAGAACCACGATTAACTATTCTATATGCACCAGCATTGGCACCACTATTTGCAACGTTTGACATATAGTTAATAACAAAACTTGTAGCAGGAGTAACAGTAGTAACAGTAAAATCAATACCAGCCAATTGCGTAGCACCAACTTGTCGTAACATTTGAATAACTGATACATTTGCAACTAAACCTGTAGTAGTTCCTGTTGATATAGTTCTAACGTTCGCTTGTGTTGTAGCAATAGGAAGTCCAAATCTATCATTTGGATCTTCATATAATGTAAATCCTGTACCTGCGGCAAGTTGGCCAACAGTTAATGAATCATCAGCTGCTAATTTTCTGTGGATTGATCCTTGTCCACCCGTCATATCTCTTTGCCAATAGAATTCTGCTCCAGTGCCAGCACCACCAGCATAAGAAACAGTTAAATTCCTTACTTCCATCCAATCAACATTACCACGTAAAGGAATATCTTTAGGATTTCCATCGGCGGTAAATCTTCCAGAAGCTATATAAGTATTATAAGACATATTTTTTCCTTTATGATGCTATATGGCAGATGTTGAACGAACACTAGTAATCCAAGAACTATCAAGTATTTTGGACACTTGTGCCATTTTAAATGCCATTGAACAATTTTGAGCTAATGGACCAGAGAATATTCTTGGTGTATATATAAATTGAGCACTGTAGCCGTCAAGATCGATGATGGCATATGCTTCTTGCCCACAACAAAATGTTGCATATACATCTTGTCCATCTGTTGAAGCAGCAGGAATAACAGCAGCATTACTAGATAATAAAAATCTAAGATTTCTATAAGATCCCCATTCTGACCTTAATGCATTCATTGGAGATGGGTATGTAATCTTTGCATGAAAACCGTCTAGTCTTTCTAGTGATCGTATAAGTTTTGTATGTCCAAGAGCATAATATGCGTCTCTAACAGGAGAAACACCGGTATTTTGATTGCTTGGCATCTCATCAAGCATAGTTTTTGCATTATTTCCAACCAATATTTCAATTATGCTTGCTAAATCTGATACTCCTATATTAGTTGGGTTATCACCATTAGTACCACCAGTTGCATTTATAAACCCAGCAGAACCAAGCAATTGATTGCGAGTAAGTTCATCTTCTGTTTCTCGCATACATATACCAAGTAATTTTACTCCTTCATTGAGCACTTTTCCTTGATTTGATATAACAACTTGTTCATTAGTTGTTGTATATGTACCATAGAATTCAATATTAGCATCAACATTTATTGCATGAAGTAATTGACCTGGAGGAGTAATACCAGTATTTCCTAGAGGTGTAGTAGCAGTAGCTAATTTAGTATATTTTTGAAACCGTTGTGTTAAACCATTATTCTTTTCCATTCTCTTTTTTTGAGCCGGAGTAGAATAAATAAGGTTTGGAACTGCAACTGATAACAACGTCATATTAAATTGATGTTGTATTGGTGCAGGTAAAGTAGTCGTTGTATTAATAGGCATAATGATCCTTAAACAAAAATTTATAAATATAAAAATCTGTCTAAGATGACGAGTCTTACGTTATACGTCTGGGGTGGCGATTTCCATTATACGCCGAAAGGAAGCGATCCTTTAAAGTAATACCATTATTACTTTATATACGCATATTAATACATATCACAAATAGATCTATATAGGCAAATAATTATTAACTGTTAATTGCTTCTTCCATTTTTCTTCTATATTGTTCCTTCATTTCTTCTGTTAATGACTGAGAAAAAGTATTTGCGTGTGATAAGGGAGTGTTTCCTTGCTGTGAAGAAATGCTTGATAATGGTCGTGGCTTGATACTATTAGTTTTAATTACATCTTTACTATTATTATATGTTGGTGCTTTGCCAAACTTTTGTATTAATTTATATGCCGCTACTGCTTGTTTATAGATATCTGGATTTGATTGCAATGAATCAGCTAATTCTGGATGTTCTCGTCGTAATGCTTGTAAACTTTCTTTTGTTACTACTGAGTCAAAATCAGGATATTTATTTCTAACCATAGTTTCAGCTGAAATTGCATAACTATTCTGCTGTGTTTGATAAAGTTTATTTTCTAATTTTTCAACTTTATTCATTAAGGCTTTAATATGCTTACCTTCTGCTAGTTCATCTTCACCAATAGAAAGTGATATATCATTATAATCATCGTCAACTATAGGTTCATTATATTGATCATATTCTTTCTGAAATTGTTTTGCATATGCTATAGCTTCATCTCGTTCTCGTTCTGCTTGTTCTCTAAGTTTTGCTTGTCGTTCGTTTTCTTCACGTAATTCTCTAAAGTTTTTTTGTTGATATGTCTCTTGCTTGGATTCAGATACACTTTGTTCATCAGATTGTATATTTTCTTCAGGAGCAGCAACAACTTCTTCATTTACTTCCTCTGGAGAAGTTTCAATAGTTTCAACATTTTCATTTACTGTTTCATCAACCATAATAATCCTATTTAATTTGATATTGCAACAACTTCTTCATTATTAAGCAATTGTGCTTTTTGTAATAAAGTACCGTTATAAAAATCTATTATATATTGCAATAAAGTTTTTTCATTTTCATCAAGGGTAATAGCATTTTCATATAAATATAGGCAACTTTCTTTATTTGGTAATGTCCAAAGTAATTCTAATTTATCATCATTATGCGTATATTTAAAAACTGACTGATGATAATGTGGAGTTGGAGCAGATTGTCTTAGAAAAAAAAATGGCCGTATAAGCCCTGGTAAAAGATAATCAGTTTTTAAGAGAATAACTAGATATAATACATCTTTAAATTTTGATTTATTCTCTTGAATAATCTTATTAAATTTTTCCATATAATCTTTAACCATCTCCTGTTGTTGATCAATAACATTGACTGGACCACTAGGGCGTTCAAGATTCTCCCATATGAGTTGACCTGCAGTTTTTTCTTTCATTTATTTATATTTCCTCATTTGCGATATTCCTATAGCTATCGCTTGTTTTCTGTTTTTTACTTTCTTTTTACTCTTACCAATATTGAGTTCACCTTTTTTAAATTCTTCCATTACTTTACTCATTTTATTTTTTGCTCTTTGTGTCCTTGTCTTTGGTGTAACTATACCAATTGATACAGCAATATCTTTTTTAAATGGTTTCTTCTTAGTAGTACTTTTTTTTGATTTTTTAAGATTACTAGTAATAGTAGTTAATATATTTAAAGGACAGTTTTTTCTTCTTTTTTCTCTCATAATTTTCATAGCATTTATTATTTTACTAGAAATCTTTTTTTTCATACTATTCCTTAAAAGATAAGAGACAGGGGATTAATCCCCTGTCGTATAATCCTTCATGTAACCTTTCTTTTTTTTCTTTTTCTTTGAAGTACATTTAGAAAGCTTTAATAAGTCACATGCAATTTTTTTAGCCTTACCTTCGGCTCGTATCATGACCGGCATTACATAAACCTAATATCGTTTATTAGATTTTTGACGCATTGCTTTTTTGATATCGCTATTAATTTGACTATCAATTCCAGACAGTGTGTCATCATATGAATAGGTTCCAAAAGCAACTTTTGGATACTCTTTCATAATAACTTTATCGGGCATGCCATTGATGCCACTACTATAGAACTTTTTCTTTTTCATTGTTTCCTTTCGTAGAAACTATCTATAAATAGATAAGGTTATACCTCTAACTACCTAAATTGTTCATTAATGCACTCATATCTTGTTGTTGTGGTTGCTGTGGTTGTTGTTGTGGTTGCTGCATAGGTTTTAATACTTCATTCATTGCAGTTGTTTGCAGTATGCTTTGTTGTTCTGTATTAGCATTTTCTTGGTTTCTTTCTTGTTGGAGTATTTGATTTAATTGTATTATTTTTTGAAATTGATTTAAGTCAATCTCTTGAATTTCTTTAATTGCTTTTACAAGATTTACTAATGCTATTTCATTATCTTTTACTGCAGCAGCTTTTCGTTCTTCTGCTTGTGATTGATTTTCTTCTATCCTACTGACGCGCTCAAGTCCAAGTCCCTTATTTGCCATTGCTACAGAATGAGAAAGATCGGTTCTGGCAAGTTGTTCTTGCATAGCAGATTGTGCTTGTATTTGCTGCATTTGTTGAGTTTGTTCATTAATTTTTTGAATTGATTCAATAAGTTTCTTTTTGTTTTGTATAGTTACTGATTCAAGCAATACATCATCAGGAATTGGCACACCAAGTTCACGTAATTTCATAAGCTGTATAAATTGCATTTGTTTTTGTGTCGTTGTATTAATTCCTTCTTCCACTACAGCGTCATATTTGCCAAATGCTTTATTATAAAACTGTGGTGTTGGTTCTTCTTCAACAATTCTTTTTACTTTTCCAGGAGTGAAATTTGATTGAATCACTTTAAGTAATAAGCGACCAAGAATCTTTTGTGATCTATCAAGTTGATCAAATAAGTTTTGAAGCGTTGTAAGTCCTGCACCTTGGCGAAGCATGGCCAATACGCCTGCTTTGTCATCAACTGCACTTCCAAGAAGTTCTTCATTGGCTCCAGAAATTTCTTGTGGCTCACGTCCCATTAATTCTGAAAGTTGTATCAATGATGGTGGGACATCTTGTGTTTGTATTGGCATAATGTCAGTCATTTGAGCGCCTTTTTTAAGGACAAGAATTTGTCCTTGGCCAGTTTTAAATACATCGCGAGGATTAACAAGAGCATTTTCTTTTACAATCCATCCTGAGTTTGGATGACTCTCAATAATATTAAGTTCCATAACCTTATATCTATTATATAAAAATTGTGAGTCTCTCAATCCACGAACTACACCTTGTAATCGATCTGAATAGTTTGATAGCTGTGGATTATAATATCCAAAAACTGGAACAAATGGATATTCATCAATACCAAGTGGGTTTAGGCCGTCATACATGACATGACCTTGGACTACTATAGCGAGCCTAACCGTCGGAATTTCTTGCGATACAACACTTACCGACGGATAGGTTGCTAGGAAAATCTCTAATGATTCTTTATCTTGCTCTGTCCATTCTAATGTTTCACCCGTTTTTGCATCGATTAATATTTTTTGTGTTCTATATGAACGATAATAGAATTCATCATAAGTTAATAAATTTGTTGTGTCTAAAAAATTAGATTCTGGCAAAAATTGAAACTTCCCGTCTTTAGAATCTTGATTCATAAAAGATTCTATTTCATCTTTTCTATCAGGTAATAGAGATAAACATTCCATTTTAGATACATATGTTCGTTTCCAAAGTCCATTACAATCAGATAAATCAGCTTTCCTAAAATAAGGATCAATAAGAAAACTGTTATATGGACAATAATCTACTTTAATATCTCCTGATATAGGATCATATCTAAAATCATTCCATATCTGCAAAAGACTTAATCCAGTAACTAAAGCGCCATCATATGCCTCAGAGATGGTTTCTAAGACATTTTCTCTTTGAATTATACATGTCATTATTTTTGAAAATTGATCGGCGGTATCATTATCAGCATTCTCAACGGGGGTAGCAATTATAGATTTACGGTTTCGTCGTTGGTATCCAGAAATCATATTTTTAATACGACGTATTCGATTAAAAGAAATTTTCTTATTATTAATTATACTATCTTGCTCATAAATCTCATCAAAAACAGATTGATCACCAGCTTCAAATCTTGCGTCTATATCAGCTTGCATCCAAAAAGTTTGATTAATAGTAATGCTATTATTATAGAAATCTTCCATTCTTTTAAGAATATCTCTATGTTCTTCATTATAATATTCTGGTCCTAAACTCGGAAATAATGCCATATTCTAATCCTTTTATGTTCATAGACACATATTAAAAAAAAGATTAGCAAAAGAAGTAAAATCAAGTATATATAAAAGTATTTTATTTATTTTCCGGAGATACTACACAAGCTTT